TCATTCCATTGCAGATTAGTAGCATCCCATTCGTAATTGGTTGTAACTATTGGATCACCAGTATAGGTTTCGCCTAGCCATTTTTGATTATCTTCATCCCAAGGTATATAAACTGCATTTGAATTTATCTCTGTAACCGTTGGATAAGGAACTGGTGCTTGCCAGTCATCATTAGAATCTAGTGACCAAGAAGAATATGGTTTAGGATCTATAAATTTATTTTTACTCGCATCATAGGTAAATCCAATTCCTGCATATTGTTTTCGAGAATTTCCATTATATGAGGTTTGTTTCCATTGGTTGCCACCACTTGAATGTGGAACAATAGATGCTACAAATGTTTCTGCTTCCGTAGAATAATCACCACCGTTGGCATCAACATCATCATTAGATATTACTACTACTCGTAATACTTCGTTGCTGTTATTAAGTTCTGCAAAGTGAGCCATATTTGTACTCCTTAAGCATCATCTAGTTCTTCGTAGTTAATGGTGTAAGTTAAGTCTGAGTTAGCACTTGCACCACCCTCTAGGATATCTCCTTCTTCAAGATAGATGCCTGAGTTCTTATCAATAAGAACCAAAGTAGCATCCGCAGGTACAGAGATAGTAGAAGCAAATAAAACTACTGAACCGCCACTTTTAATAATTCCCATTGTTACATTAGCGGCATTTGTACCGTCAATATTCGCAACAATAATGCTATTAATTTTAATTAACTTATCACTTGCACAAGTCAATAAATCAGTTGTTGTAGTAGTCGTTAAAGCTCCATTTATACTGTTAGCGTATATCGAAGTTACATTTACTAAATTTGGATTTGCCATAATATTGTCCTAATTTTATCCGAAAACTAAAGCCATTGCTATAGCTTTTCCTGTTGTAGCCACACCTGAACCACCTATACTAAGTGAAGATGCAACATTTAAATCTGTAAAAGCGTCTATCATAGCTCCGCCTGAACCTGCTCCATCAGAGTAAATTACAGATGTCATTCCAGTTGGAATGGTGACTGTAGCCCCTGAGCCTTGTTTAATAATTATGCTTTGAGAGCCACTAGTAGCATTTTCTATAATCCATACTTTTGATACGGTATTAGGTCCGATCGTAATTGTACAAGTTGAATCTAGGGTTCCAGTATATTTTAAGAACATAGCTCGTCCAGCGTCTGCTGAACCGTCTGCTATTGTTGTTGTATGAGTGTCTGCGTTAGTTGTTATAGCTTCTGTTCCGTAGCCAAAAGCATCACCAATTAATTCTAAATTAGTGTTAGTAGAATCACCCCAAGTTCCGCTTTCGTCACCTGTTGCAATTTCTTTTAGTCTTAAATCGTTTGTATAAGCTGCCATCTTTTACCTCTGAGCATTTATTATGCCATCTTTAATGGGTTATTGTATATTAAATTATGCGGCCACATCTGTCCAATTTGGCGTTTGAGACTCGTCAATATCTTGCCATTTAAAAACATGTCCTAGTTCTCCTGTAGCTGAAAATCCTGTAAGTGTAACTGTTGCTCCTGCATTAACCGTTGGGACAATAAATGGATCGCTTGAAACCATTTCAGGCAGTTCAACATTAAATGCATTTTCTGTAATGGTTGTTGCTGTTCCCAATCCGCCTGTAGATGCCAAACCTGTACTAATAATAATAGTCGCTTCTGCATCAACCAATACTGAAACATTACCTAGAGTCGCAACTAGCGAATTAGGTATAGATACAATAGCTTGAGCTTCTGGGGTAACTGTACCTAAAGCAGAAGTTCCAACCTGGCTGGCTGGAGTAATATTTGCTTTACCAGTTACGCTTGTTAGCGTTCCTAGCGCTGAGGTGCTTTCTAATCCTGATGGAGTAGCATTAGCATCTGCGTTGATTGTGACTGAAACTGCGCCTAGCGTGGCTGTAATGCCAGCTACTGCTGCGACAGCTTGTCCGTTTACTCCAGGTGCTGTTAAGGCTGATGTTGCTGATAGGCCAGTAAGAGTGACAGGTATAGAGCCTTCGCCCCACCCAAGTTGACCCCAAGTGCCTCTACCCCAACCGTTAAGAAAAGCCATTTAAGGCTAGGCGATTCTTATAATCGCTGTACTAGCTGCTGCTGCTGGGAATACAATAGTGAAGTCTCCAGCGGTAGATGTTTTATCGCCACCAAAGTCAATTGTTGCTACTGATTTATTGCTATCAGAGCTGTTGTAAATCATACAGCCTCTAGCAGTAACAGTAGCAGTACCAAAAGTTAAATCAGCAAAGTCTGTAAAAGCTGTTGTACCAGAACTTGTTGGATTTACATTAGTTAAGTTGGCTCCACCTGAAGAATAGTTAGTACCAGATGCTTGACCTGTAGTGGTGAAGGAAGTAGTAGTAGCTCCTAAAGTTGCTGAAGAAGTATACAAAGCAAGTTTAAAAGTATCAGCTCCGTTATCGAAGTCATGATTACCTTTTAAAAGCTCTACTTTAAAACTTGTTGTAAGTGTTGATGTAATTGCCATAATTATAGTTTCCTAATTAAATCAGAGGCTTCTTTTAAACCCGCTTTATCTAATTGATTATTAATTGTAATCCTATCAGATTTTATAGCATTTTGCATATATTGTTCAATAACTTTTTGAATATTGTCTTTGTACTCTTTTACTTGATTTTGAACTTCTTCTGGAGCTTCTTGACTTACTTGCACAATTCTTTCTATACAAAGGTTAGACCAAAACTCAATTGGATGGCCTCCCTCTTCTGTTGTATGTACTTCAATAATCCCTAGTTCGGGTCCAGCTTTATAACTCATTACCATTTGTTAGGTTCTCCTACTTTATTTTTTTTAAGGTGACTGTCATTCCTGTCAATTAAAACAGGCTCTTGTTCTCGTTTAAATTGTTGTAGCTGACTTCTTTTTTTGGCAATTAAAACTCCTTTCTCATCTGTAATAACAACTAAAGGATCATCTAAACGATGATAGCCATAAAGTTTCTCTTCCGCAGGAACTGCTGTATCAAGCAATCCACTCGTATGAGCAACCTCAACCTCAATACCGTTGAACATTGCTTTGCTTAACCAAAACTCTACACAAGCTCTACCCGCTTCAGCAAAATGCAAATTGCCTTTATAACTAAAATCAATTCCAAACATTTTTATTTTTGCAACTTTATTCCACAAGGCAAAGGCTACTGCATAAGCAACGGTATTGTTTATATAATGAGATCCGCATCCAGCCAACACTTCATCTATTGGGTACTCTACTAAACCAGGACAACGATCATCTAATTGACATGTATAAACTGGCCCTTGGTGTTCAGTAAGAAGTTTAGACATGCTATCAGTTTGACCCCCAGCATCATCAGTATCTAAAAACCTAGATGGTGGGTCCATCATAAAAACTCTGTCATGAAATATAACAGATGCTACTGCATTGATAGCCCAAACTTCATCAAAGTGTGATCCATGTGATTTTGCTAAATTATAATCAAACCAACTTTTGCCCATTCCGACAATAGCTACAGTTTTACCTTCAAGTTTCTTGATTGGTTTCATATCTTCTCCTTTTTTAAAAACTAAGTAATTTGCGTTCTTAACGAATCATATCTGTATTCGTCTCTTCTTCCTCTTGCTTCAGCTTTATTTTTCAATCTTGCCATTTCTTGTTGAAATCTATCTTCGTATAGTTTCATCATATCGGCATCGCCTTTCATAAAAATATAAGCTTCAACCAAACATCCATATAATAACCCATTTCTTGCATGTTCTGACATCCAAGTCCCAGTTGTATCTGTGACTAAAGAGTTGGGTTTATATAAGTAATGTAATTCAGTCGTATAGTTTTGATCTGGAACAGGAGCGATAATTAAACTTGATTCTTCTAATCCTGTATTTAAATTTTTATCAAAGTCCCCGTAATATAAAGGTCTACCTCTTGCTGTTGAGTCTGTTGGATCTGGTGCATATTCTTGCATAAAACTAGGATGTTTTTTGTCAAGATAGTGATAATCACCATTACTGTCTATTACTGATAAAGAGAAAGAAAGCTCAAAATCATTTGGAGCTGTTAAAAATCTAGAGCCAGCCGTCATAGATCCTTGTACGTTTCTTCTAAAATAATCAAACTGTACCATTTCAAAAATTCTTTCTTCTGCATTTTTGATAATATCGTCTAACGTATTAACAAAAGTTGTTTCAGAGTTTTCTGAAAAATCTTGAATTAGAGTTTTTAATTCTGATAATGTTAAAGGACTGCTCATGATGTTGTAATTGTAACCTCTCCAACACCACCTGTCATTTCAGAAATTGTAAAATTTGTTCCTATAATGTCTGAGTTCATATAGTGAGGTGTATAAATATCTGTATAAACAACCACAACATAGCCTTCACCAACCTCTTTGTCTGTATCTGGTCTTGGCTGATAAAGTGCTTGAGGATCAGCTGGAGCTGTATGCGGTTCTAATTGAGGGTGTTTTGGCTCAAAACATTCGGGACAAACCTTAAAACCAGTCCATTCTTTTTTTAAATCAAGCAACGGATATTCAAACGCGCATCTATCGCATAAACCTACTGCAAATTTACCTGAAGCGTAAGACATGTTACCTCAAACTATTAAAAGGCCTAATTCTAAATGATGCTTTATCTTCATCAGTAGACATAGCCCTATCAAATTCTTCTTCGTATAATTGTTTTAATAATTGAGCTTTTTCTGGGGCTCTTTTAATTGCTATATAATATGCAAGACCTGCTGCAAAACAAGGATAAAACCTAAAAGGCATATCCATTGTATTAGTTCCAGCGTCGGCATCATCCATTCTAATCATTTTATTAAAAACCAAAATATCTGTTGAGTTTTCTGGCGTAGGCCAAACTTTTAAAACAGGTGCATTCAGCTTGTCTAAAAACCATTGAGAAGGCATGCTTTGGGTTGTTTTGTTAGGAATGTTTAGATAAGAACTTCTGCTTAATCTATCAATAGAAATATCTGTTTGAACTCCATTTGTTGTACGTCTTAAAACCACGTCTAAAATATCAATTACATTAGAGTTTAAAGTATATTCAGCTGTTCCTTGAGTAACGGTTTGAGTGTCTTGCTCTATCGTCCATTGGTTTAACCCTCTGTTGGCCCATTCAGCAAGCATAAGATTAATAGAACGTCTTGCAGTTTTTAGATCATAACCAGTTCTAAGCTCTAGGCCGCATCTTTCAAATGCTTCCTCTACGAACTCAGCTACGTTTGGTTCAAAATTTGTACTTCCTGACAAAGCCATTACTAATCCTCGTTATATAGGTTATCGAAAACTCGATTGACGTCTAGAGTATAGTCTAAATCAGATTTAGAATAATGTATATGTTGAGACGGCCTAAAGTCGGGCGCTCCTTTTCCAACTTGAAACCAAGCAGGATGCGTAACCCTAACTCTATTATTTGGTAACGCAACTATATTTCCAGTCCATTCTCCCGCGTCTAGTAACTCTAAAACATGGCTGCTTTTGTGTTGAGCAGGATCATCAGCTATTTCGCTTTCTGCATAATCTACTGTGAAATAATATTTTGCAGGAAACATCTTACCATCTATTTTTGCAAGCCAAGGGCAAGGAGTTGCTCTATCAATAACGTAAACAGAATTATGGTGAGAAGAACAATCCCAAGGCTGAGCGTCATGAACTTGCATTGGCTCTGGCCATTCTTCAAAAGGAGTATCGCCAACTAAAGCTGTAATTGGCATACGAGCCCACATAGCACCACCATGAATTGTGTTTTCAGGTTCGCCGTCGGCCTCTACGCCAGTAAAAATAATATGAAAGCTTAAACAGCGATTTGGCATCGTAGTCACACCAACTGCCATAGCGTGCAAAAATTCACCATGATATTTATCGTGGTTATGAGTGTACTCTTTCCTTACCCAGCACTTAAAGTGGGGTATATTGCTGTAAAGGTAAGACACTATTTACTTGCCTTTCCGCCCTTTTTGTACCCCTTTACATTTCCGCCACTTCCGTAGCTTTTTAATTTTCCACCGCTTCTATAGCCTTTAGTAGTCATACCGCTACTAGCCACACCGCCATTAGACATTTTTTTTACGCCGCCTTTTTTGCCACCTTTAGAGTAGCCTTTAGTTTTTTTGTGCATTACGCTCTCCTAATAAAACTTAGTTTTCTTTCTTCTGTCGTTCATTACTTTACCACACCCTTTAGCAATTCTAATTTCTACGACATCACCTTTTGATTTTTTAACTCTACCATCTTTCCAGCTAATTCTTTTTGAGCTGGTTTTCTTTTTAGCTGCTGCGGTACATTGAGCTTTTGTTGGTCTACAGGCAGGATAACTTCTACGTTTTTCACCTTTTTTTCGGCCGCAAGGCTTTCCTGTCTTACAGTCAATCCAGCCTTTGCCGTCGTTTTGCTCAAACCAAGTTTTTAAAGGGTTTTTAGCCATTATCCTAATTTAGTTTTTTTACGTTTGCCTGGAAGCATATTGTTGAAGCCTTTTGCCTCAACAAATGTTACTTCGCCACCAGCTGATTTTTTTTGTCTGCTTTTGTTGCCCCAATTCTTTGCGCCTACTTTACGGCATTTAACCAAAGCTCCGCTTGCATAAGCAGATGGCCAAACTTTATATCTTGATTTTACTTTGTTATAACAGGCATCTTTTTTAGTAGCCATTTAACATTTCCACCTTCGTCTTGCTTGACGTATTCTTGAATTAGGATCGTTTCTAGTTTTAGCTGAACTTCTTTTAAGTTGCCCAAGTGATCTAGCGCAATAAGACTTACGTCTTTTAGCAGCTTTGCTGCCTTTTTTAACTTTGCCTGTTACGGCTGTTTTTAATTTAGATCCAGGATTAGCTTTACGATAGGCTGCTACACCTTTTTTGGTCATACCAGCGCCAGACTTAGTAGGTCTATAGTTAGCGCCTTTGCCTTTGGTTGTTCTTCGTATAGGTTTTGCTCTTTTTCGTTCTGCCATAATATTAAATATAGTAGCACTATAGAAGTGCTACTACAAAATTAAAAACTAAGAATGAAAAACAGTTACTCTGTCTATATTACTCAATACAACATGAATACCATCTGAAAATAAAACTCCAGAATCTGGAATATTCATAGTTTCAGTATCATTAGCGTTGCAAGGAGCAATTAAAACAGTACCTCCAGTAACAGAGCCATCTCTAAAAGTTACTGTACCGTCAGAAGTTCCTCCAGCAATAACATAACCTCTTAATCTAGATCTACCTGCTTGCAAAACAGCTCCAGCAGTAGCGGAGCTAGTAGTGGTAGCTGTTTTTACATCCGAGCCTACGATTCTACCTGCCATAGTTAACTCCTAAAATTAAGCGTCAGCAAATGGTGTTACTATAGTTCCTGAACCAATTAACAATGAATCGTGAACAAGATAAGTAGCTGCATCGATAGCTGTAACTCGTACAACACTTCCTGCAATACCACCCTTAGTTGAACCATTCATAGTCATAACATCGTTAGATGCTGCTGGAACAAAAGCTTTCTTAGCTCCATCGTCTACAGCTACTAATACAGCACCTTCAAATTTGTCGGTACCATCAGTTTTAATATCTAAGTCTGTTGCTGCTGTTTCTATTACAAAATAGAAAGAAGCACCAATGTTGTTAGTTTGGTTAGGGTCTGTAGGATCGCTTGGTGTAGTTGTAACGATTGAAGGCAAAGTAAATTTACCATCTGCATCATTACACAACAAGATTTTTCCTGCATGTGCATCTACTGTTAAAGTAGTATCTGCGGTTAAAGAAACAGAGTTATTAACCCCTGCTGAAATAAATCCTGCCAAAGATTTGACTGGACCTGAAAAAGTTGATTTAGCCATTATTGTCTCCTAACTAAATATGTTGCGCCATCTTGGAGTAAGTCTGCCGAGTCAGTTGGGGCAACGAGTTACCTCGGTTTAGATAACTATACTACTTTAGAGGTCTTGAGGGAAGTTTTCTTTAGATTTTAAAATTTCTTCTCTGCATTTAAATAAGGCTTGATAAGACTCTTTAATTACTGGATCTTTGCCAAATTCATCTATCATATCTTTACCAATCATCTCAACTAGAGCTATAACAGTTGTCATTCTTCCGTCTATATCTTTAATTTTTTGAATATCTTTTGCTGTCATTGTTGATTCTTTTTTCTGTCTAATATTATAACCATCTAGCCAGTTTTTTACATTAATTAATTTTTTGCTGAAGTCAGGATAGGTTTCCCAGTCTCTTATTTCTTCTATATCTCGGCCGCAACCTTGACATCTTTCGTCAAAGGGGGCCATTGACGTTGAGCAACGTCCATTGCAGGGTGAGTTAGCTAAGCTGATACTCATATGTAAACCAGTATTCATATATATACCTCGGTTTACTCAAATTCTACATCAAGAATCTGATTATAGGTAGCTTTTTGTAACTTTTTATACAAAAAAAGGGGTGCAAATGCACCCCTTTTATCAATTGCTAAGAATTAAGCACCTTGAGAAGCGAAAACAGCTCTCCAATTGGAGTAACCGAAAGAGTATCTTTCTCTAGCTTTGTAACGCATGTTACCAGTATCGAAATCACCCTCTAGGGCTGTTGACATAGGACTTCTTTGGAAGTGTTTAAAGCCATCTGGACAATCTGTTTTTAGGAACCAAGCATCATTGTCTGTTAGATAGTGGTTAACCACATACCCATCAGGACACATGCCCATATTCCTAATAGCGTTGATGTCGTTGTCAGATGTACCAACTCTACCAGGAGTGTTGATTAATCTATCAGCGACAAACTGCAATTGAGGTGGAACAATCAACTTCATACCTTTCAGAGCAATTTGTAATTGTCTGTCGTCAGTTAAAGTTGAAACAGAAATCAACGCATCTTCTAATGAAGTTTCGTTAAGGTCTGTATAAGTGCTTGGTCTGTTACTTGCAGTTCCGCCGCCACCGAGAGGGTGAGCGTTAGAAACAAGAGGTTGACCGTCGCCACCAGTTACACCAGCTGCAAACGCATTGTTTAACACAGAAGCAGCTTTAATCTGCTTAGTGTTAGCCATAGATCTAGCCAAGGCTTTTGTATACCTTGAACCAAGTCTATCGTAAAGATTATCTTCAACCGCTTCTTCTGTAAGAGCGAAAGCTAAAGCAACAGTTTCATGGTTGTAACGTGAAGTGTAACCTTCAGAAGCGTTGTCAAATGAGACACCAGTTCCTTCAGCTTTAACTGAAGCGTTTCCAAAACCAACAATCATTACTTCTTCCTCGAATGCTCTATCTGAAGATTCAGTTTCATAGATTTCTTCGTGTTCAGAATCGTACCTTGCATACTCCATGCCAAAAAGGGCATTAAGTCCAGGCTCTAGTTCTTTTGCTAATTGGGATCTATTAATAGCCATTAGTTATACCCCTGTTACTTGAGCATAGAAGTGCTCGTTAATTTTAACAATCAAGTTGACATTAGCTGAAGCTGAACCAGTACCTAAAGTGCTGTTTTCAGGATCAGTAGAAATTCCTACAATTCTCAACTGAGCAGATGTTGCAGCAGTAGTGCCGCTAATCTTCACGTCTGAGATACCTGTTATTGTTGAACCAGTTGAGTAAACAGAGTCAGCATTATTACCAACAACTGTTTGTACTACTGAACCAGTAGCAGCTGATTGAACTTCAAACAAAGCATTAGGATCGTCAACTACGAATGCCACCGCGTCAGATGTCACAGTTCCATTTGGCCAATACGATGAAAAAATCGTATCTCCGCTTGAATCTGTATATTGACATCCTCTAAAGACTCCTAGTACAGGATTATCCGTAGCGCCAGCAACTAAAATAGTTCCTGCGTTGGTCATCTTTACTAGGTCGCCTGAAAAAATGTTTCCAGATGCACCAGAGGCAATTTTGTATTCGGTCACTCCTTCACTGTTGTAGCCCGAACCAACTTTTCCTACTGGTTTTAATCCGAAAGGTGCATTTTGATTAGACATATTATTACCTTTAAATTAAATATTTATTTAACGGTATAAGAATTAACTTCTTTTACCGCCACCAAAAGTTACGCTTGATGTTCTCTGAGGTTTTAACATCGGAGAACTTGGATCTGATTCCTTCATTAGATCATTATCAATAGCTTCTTGTTGCTGTTGAGCACGTTCTGAGAAATAGGCGTTTCTTTCGTCACGTGTTTCATTCGGAATCTTAGCCAAAAGCAAACCACCCACTGCGACAACACCAGCGTGCTTTCCATCATCAATCGAAGGAAGTTCAAAGTCTCCAATCTCATCGGCATGTACGAGCTCAAAGCCCTCACGTAACCTAGACATTACATTCTTTTTATCTTCTTGACCGACAATTTCGGCTCTTATCCACCTGTAGGTATAACCTTCAGGTGCAGGTGGTGTCTCCAACATAGATGGGGGACGCCAAGGTTTGCGAGCGTTCATAGTAGCTCGAGTATCAGCAGAACGAGGAGTTCTGTTATTTGTTTCTTTTTTATCAGCCATATTTATTACCTTTTAATATGCTTAGCGTATTCTTGAACTGGTACATTTAAACGTCTAGCCATTTCGACTTCGCTTTTGCTCAGTCTGACTTGACGTTTTTTACCAGAGCTCTCTGACCTTCCAGCTGGAGCAACAGTTTGCTGCATCTTCGCTTTAGGTTTTGCTTCTCCACCGTCGTTAAACTTATGTGGAAATTCGACTCTAATACGTTTGTCTATCTCATCATAGTACATTGAGTCGCTAGGATCAAACCCTTCTTCCTCAATTAATTTCTGATGAATGTTAAAAGCAGCCATAGTCATGATTTCGTCTTGACCAAACCACTCGTTTTTTTCTGCCCAACCTTCCGCCGCAGGGTCTGCTTGCGGGGTCGGAGCTTGAACTTGTTGTTGAAATGCTTGTTGATTTGGAACTTCTTGATATACAGGCTCTCTTTCAATTTGCATTCTGTTGTTAGCTAACTTACTTTCTTCAACAGTAATCTTGTCAAGAATTTCTTGGGCTTTTGTTACCTTGTCCCAGTCTTGTTCTTGATAAGCTCCTTTTAGAACGCTATTAGCTTGAGCTCTTTGAGATTTTAATCTATTTTCAGCTTCACCATAGTAGCTTTGATTAAGCTGAGATGTGCTAGTTTTTAGATGTTCATTCTCACTTTGTAAGCTCTTTGCATACTCGTAAGCAGATTGAGCGGCACGCTCTTGCTCACGCATTTTTTTAGTTAAAGTTGCAATACGTTTTTGAACACCTTTTGAGTAATTCTCTAGTTCGTCTTGCTCTTCAGCTTTTTTTGTTTCTTCCTCAGAAACATTTTCTACAGCGGCTTGCTCTTCTTGATCTTCCTCTAGAACATCAAGTTCTACAACCTCGCCTTCCTCAACCTCTTGTTCTGGAGCTTGATTATTTTCTTCTTCTAGCATGAGTCCTCCTCACGTTTACAGCGTGACGATATCATCGGGATCTTGAATGGTCGCGATAACTTCGTCGTCGTTAATAATACGGCATTCTGCATCATCGCCTAACTTAAAGCGAGCTCCAGCATACCGACCAATTAGCACCCATTGCTTCTCCTCACACCAAGGTGTGTCTCCAAATTTATCTTTGTCTTTGTAACAGAGTGGACCCATCTTAATTACGTAAGCAACCACTGAGGCCAAAGCTTCTCTGTCAACCGACTCTTTTGTTAATACAATTCCACCTTTAGATACACCTCTACCTCTGTATGGAAGAATCAACATTCTCCATCCAGTAGGGTTAGGCATTCTTTCTATTAAGGTTTTATCAACCAAGGTAGGATCTAAAACTCGATCTTCTGCGTTGACAAAAGCTTTGTCAACTTCAGATTTGTTTTCTTCTGCTTTTGTTTCTGCGGCTTTGTCGTTTTCTAATTCAGCTGCAATATGGTCAGGTACCAATACTTTGTTCTTCGTCATTTTCTTCTATCCTCTCTAGCAACTCCCTGAGTTCTTGTTCTACGTCAACGAGGGAATTGTAACGTCCACGTAGATATTGATAGTCGTCGAAAGATTGAACACCATTGAGCAGTTGGCTCTGGGTGTCCTCTTTCTTCTCCTTTAGCCTTTTTTTTAATTGGTCAGCTACCCAAATCGTTGACATTAATAAATGCC